GAAGAAGGAACTAAACAGATTATTAGGTATGAATTAGTAGGAAACCGTTGTGTAACTAGATATAAAAAATTAAATGTTCAACAACAGATAATTGATGCCATACCTACGGTTCCACAAGTAGTAAAAACAGGGGGGATAACCCTTGTGGCTACTACTGCTGCACTATCTACACCAATACTATTGAAGGCTGTAAAGCCGATTATTAAGCAGATAGTAAATAAGGTGAAGAAGGCTTTAGGTAAGAAAATAAAACGACCAAATTTATCAGAAAGAAGAACTACTTCTTATCGGGAGAAGAGGGGTTTGCCTCCTTTGAAGGAGAAGAAATAAGATGCCTATGCGGTAAAACTTGACCCATTTTAGGCTTAACAACAACATGCTCACATATCTTGTAGTAGGGGGAAGAAGGAGCATATTCGATGCCCTGTAGTTTCAAATTTCCACATTCACGTAAAGTTGCGATGATAAAATCTAATTTTTTATTATCAATTAGTTGCTGTTGAAGTTCTCCTTGTAGCTTTGCGTTTTTCAAACATCTTCTTTGAAACCTCCGATCAAGTGGCATTGAAAAAGTTAAACTTGCTCCGACATTAAGTGAGAAATTATCTTTCTGTCCTGTTCTTGTTTGTTGGTGATAAATAATATTTCCATCATCGTCATAAACTGGTGCATCATATAAATATTCTCTAGGTTTCTGGAACGTATGTGAGTCAGTAATGAAGGGAGAAAATGTAAGCATTGGCCCCTGACAAACCACTCCACCACCGTATTGATTCTGTATTAGGTTTCCTTGTAATGTCTGTATTGCCATATTGGTCAGACTAGCTGACGTATTCGCCACGGGAGCAGCAGTCTGTGAGGTGTTAGCTAATGCACTTGATCCACTAAATAATATTATTGCGAGAAGACTGAGGTTGTTTCGGTAACACTTTCTAAGACTGTTGTTCGATTGATTGTTGTCATATTGGAAAGACCAGGGCCAACGTAACTTTCTACATATTGAAACGCTTGACCTGGGTTCGCAATCGTGACGTTTGGTTTGTTTGTTAGGTCTGCACCTGTCCATGTATAACTTACTCCGTTAATTGTTTCGGCAACTTCAGAGGGCGGCGGTGCAATGGTGTCACCATCAATAGCAATATTCGTTCCATTGATCGAATAAGTATGCCCACTGTTAAAATCAGTAGAGACAATAGTTTCAGTAACATTTTGTGTGGTACGTGTAACTGCCGACATTGTTCCCGAAGAAAAGTTAGGAACAACTGGCACAGCTAGAGTATAAGGGGTATTTAATATTAATAATAATGGTAAATACCTTTTCATTTGTCTACTTAACGGTCAGACTTGTAACCACTGAACCAACTGCCGAAGTATTTGCGCCTCCCGCTACGAGAGTTACAACTCCAGCCGAAGTAATTGTTCCAGCAAGGGTTCCTGCAACTCCACCAGACATCGTTAAAACCTCACCGTACGCTGGCATATCTGCCACCACACCTGAAGTTACATCAACCCCTGACCCTATAGCATTTGTAGCATCACCTTGAGTCCATGATTCGCTGAACGAGAAAGCTGCGCCAGCAGTGTTTACGTCATACGCTCCAACATCAAGTGTTGCTGCTGTTGTAGCGGTACCAGCAGTTAGCTTGCCAAAATGAGCATCAGTCGCAACTTTAATATTGGAACCTGAGACTGCATAAGTACTACCTATACGATTTGCATCCGTATAAGCTCCATTGACTGAAAGCTGCGTTGAAGTTGTGATGTTATGCGTCATATCTGCACTAGCAGGAGCCGCTAAAAGGAGTAATAAGAAAAGTTTTTTCATGTGAGTTTGCCTGTTACTGGATCGACTTCTTTTCCTGTAATGGGATCAGTTTTAACAACTTCAGCTCCATTAATGGTCAAAGGAGTCTGTACTCTAATGATTTGTTCGCCACCTGTTGTATTGCTTTTGGCAATCATGGCTTGTATATCTTCTTTTGTAACACCGTTACCATTCTTCTTATCTTTAGCTGTAGCAAGGCCGAATGTACTTAAGGCTCCTGTAAAAACCGAAGCTATAAATGTGGGATCAAAATTTTGTTTTTGGAATCCAGGCAAATCTACGTACGCCAATGTCAAGATAAATCCGGACCAACAGACAATTCCCAAACGGACAGCAACTCCAATGAGTGCTACCTGCTCATCTTTGTCTGGGGTTATCTCTTGAAGTTTTCCTAATATCCCTTTTTTGTTTTCTTTGTTGGCACGGCCTTCGATTTTTTGTTGGGCATCCATAGAGAAAAAGAAACAGTAGTCTAAGATTACACATAAAAGGTTAAAAATGCCTCAAGAACTAATCGCAGCCTTGATCGGGGCAGCTATTTCTGGAGCGTTAATGGTCTTAGCGAACCAAACAAATAAGAGGCAACGAGATATACGTGAAATATTCCATCGTTTAAATGCTATTGATAAGGAGATTGCTACGCTAAGTGCAACACGCAACCCAAATGGATGGAGGAAAAGATAGCAGCAGCTAAAGCCAGAATCAAGGAGTTAGAACTATTAATTAAACACTGGGGAAAGCAGAAGTGAATTGTTGGCACTGTAAAACCGAATTGATATGGGGCAGTGATTCTGATCTTCCTATTCCTTCTGACGAATATGATTTTATTACGTTTCTTTCTTGTCCAAAATGTGAATCTTCTGTTGAGGTATATCACAAGAAAAAATCTGATTAGCCCTAGTTTGTTGCCTTCTTATTTCAAGACAGTGTGAGCAAAAACATAAAGCAACTTTTTGTTCCATACCCTGTTAAGTTGATTATCGGCAAAGACAACAAAACCTCCCTCTGCTTTGCAAGTCTAGGGAGGTTCTGAAGTTGTGATGGGGATCACCAAGCCAAATCTAGCGGTTTTATATAAGATTGTGAAGAGTGAGTCTAATTATGCAAAAACTAGCTAAGCCTTTCTTGCCTCTTCTTTATGCTTTTTTGCGTAGTGAAGCAGGTAAAAAACTGTTACTTGATCTGTTAAAAGCAGCTTCAAAGCAAACTACAAATACACTTGATGATCAAGCTGTAAACTTCTTACAGTCAAGGTTATACCCTAATTCAACTACTACATTGCAATGACAAGTTACGATCCAAAATGGTTAGAAGAAGACAGGCAAAGAATGTTAAATATGGAGCGTTGGTACGTTCTTGATGGTCGTCATCTACCTGACAATCCTATGCACGGCTTATACACTGGGTTAGCAGCTAAAGGAGCAACATTAGATGGAGAACTTAGATGAGCAATTTATTCTGTTAGATCAACTAATGGAACCTGCCACAATGGAGCAGGAATTAGAGTTAGAGAAAAAGATCTTATGGTTTACAGAAGGAGCTAGTAAAGAACAGTTAATCAAACACTGTGAAGCAGTTGAAAGAAGTTATTTTCATCAATCACATTTTATTGCTAATTGTTTAACAGAAATAGCAAAGTGCAAAGCTAAGATTGCTTGCTTAGAAAATCCTGTTAGACAACCTACATTTAAAAATTGGCTAAGAAAAATATTAGACCTGTAAAGGTACATATTTAGTGGTTCGTCCTTTCCATTTCACTTCGCCTGTTTCTATTGGAACTTCTGGATATTGAAGTGAGTACCAACGGTGTTCACAAACAGGACACCATCTACGTCTAATAGTGACTCCTTCTTTATCACGTTTAGTGCATACAACTCTAGTCCTAAGTTGAGAGCACTTAGGGCAAGGACAATAAGTTTGATTCATCTATATCTTCTCCCAGAAGCCTTGCTTTAGCCGTTTGTATGTAATCGTTCCAGTTGTTTTTTTAGGTCGTCCAAGTGCATCAAAATGAGGTAGACCATTAGTTCCGATATAAGGAAATCCATGATACATCACAAATTCGTTGTAATCTTCGGGTTTAGGTGTTTTCATGGTGCTGGAACGAGTATGTGTTGTGCGTGTTCTGAACTTCGACCATCAGGCCATTTGACGCCGTAGTAGTAACAGATCCTATTTCTCCTATTATGTTTCTCTATAACTTTGATAATAGTTCCGATAGCAGGTTCCGTTTTTAGAAATACTCCTGTGTTTCTTTTCTTGTTTACCTGATCGTTTATTTTGTATTTAGGAGTTACAGAAGTAGTTGTCATAGTTCTTTTTTCCAAAGTATTGAAGCTTCAGGGTTATTAATTTTAGCTTGTTTTAAAGCTTCTTCTTTTGAGTAACCTGAATAACGCATGTTCTTTCCCTTTTCATAGGGGTAACAAACCCAAAAAAGGTGCAATCTTAATCTGGGTTTAGCAGGTGCATTTTCTGATGTAACAGAAGTGAAATAGGTCATTGTGTAGATGTTTCTGAGGGTTTATCAGGAGCATTGGAACGTCCTTCGACTCTCTTCCTCACAGATTCTCTCCATACAACCTGATCTTTAGCTTCGGCTTCTTTATACACGGAACTAGGAAGGATACTTTCTAAGGAGTTGTAAATAGTTTTCCTTATCCAAGCAGTTGGTCTGATACCTTCCTTTTGAGCTTCTGCTTCTACTAACTTGGCCCTATTAGGGTCCAGTAGTAGTTGCATATAAGTTTTGTTTCCGTGCTTCAAAGCCATTGATAAATGTAGCCGTTGTACTACTCTACCACGAAATTGGTCTATCGACTTTTCTTAGGTAGGATTCTCTGTGGGCTTCTCTGGATAATCTTCTTTGTTTTTTAGAACCTGCCCTTATCTTTCTTGCTCCCTCTAGAAAGTCGGCGGCTCTTTGAAGATCACTTGTCTGAGCTTTGATTATCTCGCTGTTCAGACGTTCCATCACTATGAGTCGGGCACTCTTCTCGGTAGGCATGGACCATTACTTCAGCAAGACTGCTGTAGTATCCTACCCGTTTATCCTTCTCGTAGTACCAACCTTTATCGTTTTTAGAGATTCCGATCAATGTACTTCCTCCCATGTGTTTCCCACTTTTACTTCAGCTAAAGACGGTACATCTTTTAGCCATAAGGCTTCTGCACTTTCCATGATCCCCTTTAAAAGTTTTGCCCACTCATCAGCGTACTCCTCTTTCACTAAAAGAAGTATCTCATCGTGAACAGCAGCAGCAATCTTTACAACATCTTCACCAGCCTTATGCACCTCAGGCCATATATTCCCCAAAGCACACTTAAGTATTGCTGCCCCTGCCCCCTGTATCGGTGTATTACATCTAACAGTAACCCTATTAAGATCTCCCTTTAAGTACCGACGCATATTGGTAACAGGAACCCTTATCTCAGGCCAGTCATTATCTTCCGTGGAACGTGCTTCTTCTTGGTTATCTTTCTGCCATTCTTTGATACCAAAATATGTATTTAACCAGCCATCTCTAACAGTCTTTGCTTGTTCCTGTGACATAAGAACACCTTGCGCCCCTGCATAATTCCTTAGACCTTCTACACCTGCCCCATAAAGCAAACCAAAATTAGCGGATTTTGCTATCTGTCTATCGCATCCCATCTTCTTGGCTGTGTAATCATGCAAGTCTGCACCTTCTTTAAACGCTTGAATCATATTTGTATCGTTAGCTAAGGCAGCAGCTAAACGTAATTCCATCTGACTAAAGTCTGCGTCAACTATTTTCCAGCCTTCAGGAGCTTCAACACAACTTCTAAACTCTTTATCTCTAGGTATCTGTTGATTGTTGGGTTTAAGAGAACTCATTCTCCCTGTTTCTGCACCTAACTGCATATATGAAGCACGGACAAATCCATCATCAGCCATCTTTTCCTGAATACTTTGTGCCATCTGTCTTCTCTTCTCTTTTTTCTTCCATTCAACTAATGTCTGGATCGTTTCGGAATCCGCAGCAGCTCTTCTAAGTGCTTCCTTACCTACACTAGCTTTACCGTTATTATCCGTAGGAGTGTAACCAAGTATAAGTGTTAGTTTGTTCAGTAATTGCTTGGAACTTTTAATATTAAAGCCAGCATACTTTTTAGTCCCTAAACGAATAGCACCCGTATCTTTGGGCCTTAAGTTAAAAGTACCATCTTCATTTCTAGGTAACTTCTCTTCTGTAGGTAGCGAGTTGTCTAACTCTCTTATAAACTCATCTCCCATGTGTTCCACATCAAAAGCTTTATCTTCTTTATATTTTTGAAGAGCTTCTGCGTTCCAGGGTAAACCTACCCTCCACATCTGAGCCATAGCGGGTAAAGCTTGACATTCCAACGTGTAACTAGCTTTTAACTTTGCTTTACTTAACTTTTGATCGAGTAATTGATCTAGTTCTAGTAATACCTCTACGTCTCTAGCCGCATACTCCAGTTGTTCTTTAGATAACTCAGGTTTAGACCAATCAGATCTTTGTTGCTCTTTTGGTAGTTCAACAGATAAATGTTTATTAGCTAGAGCATCCAATGAATGTTTAGCGTGAGGTACACCGTTATATAAAAGTTTGTTAGCTATAAAAGAACACCTGACATTTCCTCTTACATAGATTCCCTGTTCTTGTAGCCAACCTAAATCGAATACAGCATTGTGGGCTAACCAAAAGCGACACCCGTTGTTGAAAAATTTATCTAACTGATCCCAGTCCTTCTCCTCTAAATCAAAACAATCAATAACAACGATTGTTTTAGCTGTATAAGAACCTAATTGAATCAGTCTTAAACCACCTTTCTTCGGTTGTAACTGGGTCGTTTCAGTATCGAAGCAAATACTACTGCAAGTATTTAAGCGGTGAAGATTTTCTATCCCATAAAAGACAGAGTAATTTTGAAAAGAGGTCATGGATTAACCTAATGTTTGTTTTACTAATGTAGCACACTACTGTATATTAGACCACTGTTTCATCTTTTTTCGTATTACTTTTTTGTCTAATCTAGTCATAAAACACACCTCAGTACCGCTTTCCAAAGCACTCTCTATATGACAGTTACAGTAAACTTCGTTCCAGTAATGAATCTGCTCAACCCCATTAACCTTCCCATCTTCCCCAACACTTGTGTATCTAACAGATGCTATTGGTCCATCTTTTCCATAATCAAATGTGTAAGCACAGATGCGTACAGACTTATCACTCATAAGAACCCCTCAACTCCTCTGGAACGTAGTATCTATTTTGCTCCAACCATAACTTCAAAATGAATGGAGGGTAAGTGTAAACAGTACCGTAAGTTTTATCAAAAGCAGAACCTCTTTCTATTTTGTAC